TTCTATATGACAAAGTGGCAGAACTGTCATATTTTTATAATGGTTGGACTGTCATATTTCTGTCACTTTGTCATATGTATAAAACTGTCATACTCCCTAAGTAATAATATTTTTATGAAAGATTTTACAGTAGAAAATATTTTAAAAACTCCCATAGGTAAGATAAATTATAGACTTCTTACTCTTGAAGACATCACAACTCTCAGACTTGCACAAAGTAAAGACACTAAAATGACCAAACTTAAGTGGTGGAGAGATGACAAGACTTCACTTGGTGGTTATGTTCTTTGGAATAAAGGAAAGATGACACATGGTACACATATGGAAATTCTTTCAGAGTATAATAGGTGTTACACATCTATGGCAGAAGTTCCTACTGTAATGGAAACTGACTATTTTAGAGATGAATTTGCTTTCCTTTCAAACATGTCCCCAGTTGATATCTATGAAGATAAGGTACTTAGAGATCCTATCACAGGATATGGTGTTTCATATCTTGAAAATCTCTATCAAAGTCAGAAGTTTGAAGATAAAGAGATAAAAATGAGACTTCTAAAAGTAAATCCAGGAGAAGCCAAAACTCTGGGAAGAACACTCCCTGGAGAAATTCAGAACTTTGGAAGTAAAAAGGTTTTAATTATGGAAAATCTACTTAGACAGAAATTTGATATTCCTACACTTAAAGATCTTTTACTTGCTACTGGAAAACTTAAACTTATGGAAGTTAATCATTGGTATGATTACTACTGGGGTATATGTAATGGTAAAGGAGATAATAAACTTGGAGAACTTCTTGAAAAGATAAGAAAAGATAAAGGTATTGCATTGTTTTAAAAAAATAATAAATGAAAACCCACCTAAGATAAGGTGGGTTTTCTATAACCAAAAAATAATAAAATAAAATGTTAATGACAACAACTTTTATTTTAGGTTTTTATCCTGTAAATACTTAACAGCAAAGTAGGAATCCACTATGTCATTTACAGGACTAAGAATAATATCTTCTCCTTTTATAAATAGTTTCTTATCTTCATTTTTTAAAAACCCAAGCAGTAAGGATTTTATATCTTCTTTTATAAAAGATGTGTACATGTCATATTTTGTAAAGTTCCCATTACCTGCTATCTTTTTAATTTCTGTACTGGATGCCAGAAAGAAATCTACATCTGGATATTTTTCAAAGATTCTCTGTTTAAGAGCATATGTATGTTCTACCATCTGTACAATATTGTCTGTACTACCTCTCTTTCCAAAGTCATAATTTTCAAGTATAATTTTATCTCCTGGAAGTAGTCCCATAGAGTCTATAATTTCCATAAGAGCCTCACTCCACTGTCTACTTTGCGAGTGGTGTTTTCTGTGCCACTCACTTATACTGTCCCACCTGTGTGCAGGATTTTGGATTTTCTTTTTAGTCTCCTTATCTTTTATGACTTTTGCAGGAATGGAAATAGGTTCTCTGTCTACCATCTTTAAAACTATATTATAATCTTTTAAAGTAGAAAGAAGTTTAGAATCTTTAAAGATATCGTCAAGTGATTTTGTCTTACTTCTTGAAAAAACTGCTTTATTTACAAGTGCAAAATGTTTATATTCTTCATCTTCATAAAGGGTAAGTCCTGCTGATGAATATGAGAAATCTATACCAAGTATCTTCATAAAAATTTATTTTTATTATCCTTATTTTTTAAAATAGTCTTCTGTAGCAAAAACATATTGCATACCTCGTTCCTCACAATACTTAGTAGCATACTGCATTTTAGCCTTGATAACAGAATACTTCTTGAGTTTTTCAAGATATGCCTTTTGATTTGTACCTCTTATAGGAGGTGTGATATAAGTTTTGGGTTTTACTTCAACTACATATTTTTTAATAGTACCATCTGGAAGTTTCTTTTCAAAATAGAAGTCTATGAAGTATGTGTGTGGTTTTCCATCCAGTGGAGAAATATATCTAACCTTTATACATTCACATCCCCAACGGATTACTTGTGGATTTGTGTCCAGATCTTTACATAGCATAAGTTCCCAACTGCTTCTGTAAATAATTCCATATGGATTGCCTACAATCTTTGATGGATGCGTAGGTGTAAAGTATCCTTGTTTATATTTTGAATTTTTAGATGGTTTTATAGAATTTAGTCCCATTATAATGAATTTTTCTTTTCAAGTATAGAATTAAGTTTTTCAATAGCAGAAAGCAGTGCCTGTGCAGTTGCAGTGTCCATACCTCCTGAGGTAACTGTTCTACTTGTAGAAGTAGAAGAAGTAGCAGGTGTAGTCTTTGGAGTAGGTTTATCTCCACCTCCAAATAAATTCTTAAATGTATTTGTGATACCATCTATTGTTCTACTTACTATGTTACCCTCTGACTCCTGTTTTGGAGCAGGTGGAGTAATAACTGTACCTATAGAATCTGGAGGAGTTTGAGCCAGTGCACGGCTGTAATTTACAGAAGCAGTTACAGTTTCTACAAGTTTTGCTGTATCCACTTTTGAAACTTTGTCAAGGACAGTGATCCAACTTTCCCAAGTTTTAAGAGTAGCAGGATCTATTCCTTTTAGGTAATCTCTGTGTGTTTTAAGTCCTTTATTAAGTTTATCAAAGATTTTTGCTAGTCTTTCAAGTGGAGAAACAATAGAATTTAATTTTGTTACTGTATCTTTACTTATAAGTCTAAGTCCTTTATTTGTAAAATGCATAAATGCATATGTTCCATATCCTACACCAAATATAGTATCCTTAGGATTGGAAGAAATAGAAGAAAGTACTTTGATTATGTTTGCTACTTTTGTAAGTGGATGGAGGAGTTCTGTAACAAGTTCTACACCTCTATCTATGTCTCCATCTCCGATAGTAGTTTCAAGTCCAAACATACCAATTGTACTCTTTGAATCTTCATTTGCTCTACCTATTGTAGCAAATGCAGTAGGTAAAATTCCAAGTAAGGTAGTTATAGATTCAAGTGCAGGTTTAAGACTTGTAGGCGAAAGTTTTGGATCGTTCCAAACAATTATCGAGTCTTTAAGTTTAGTAAGTGTTCCAGAAAGATCAGAAACAAGTGAAATACCCTGTTCTATATGTCCTTTAGAGAATCCATCAGTAAATCCAAGTACAGATAGAACACTTGGAGAGTAGAACTGGGATCCAGATTCAAGTTTACCAATTTCTGCAAATGCAGATGGTATAGTAAGAAGTACTGCCTGTATATTGGTATTTATAGCCTGTATATCCTGCTCAGAGACTTTCATTGATTTCCAATCTTCTACACCTTTAGAAAGAGATGAAAGTGTATCTCCAAGTTTTGATACACTGTCTATACCTCTTTCAACATCTCCTTTTGAGAATCCCTCAGTAAGTCCAAGAATAGAGAGTACAGTAGTTTGCTTTATTCTTCCACCTGCTTCAAGTTTACCTATATCTGCAAATGCTGATGGAATAGTAGAAAGAACTGCTACAAGATTATTTCTTATAGCCATAAGTTCAGCAGGTGCTATTTTCATAGTTTTCCATGCTGTAATTCCTTTTGAAAGTTCCGAAAGATTCTTTCCAAGTTTCATAGTAGCATCTATACCTCTTTCAATATCTCCCTTAGAGAATCCATCTGTTATACCAAGTATAGAAAGCACAGATGTCTGCTTTATACTACCTCCTGCATCAAGTTTACCTATTTGAGCAAATACAGATGGTATAATAGAAAGAACAGCAGTCATATTAGATTGTAAGGTTTGTATAACAGTTGGAGAAAGATTCATATCTTTCCATGCTCTAATACCTTTTGCAAGTAACCACATAGATCCTGCCATTCCTACAAGAGCAGTAAGTTTTCCAGGGAGAAGTACAGCATCTTTAATTCCAAGATCAGAGAATGCCCCAGATACTCCATTTACCATACTTTTAAGAAGTTGTCCTATATTATCCATTGCCATTGGATCTGTATCTGCTACAGAGACAATACTTTCTATACCTTTTCCAATTACCCAAAGACTGGCACCAATAAGTCCAAAAGCAAGTGCACCAGACATAATAAGTGGAGAAGCATATCCAGCCAGGGCGTATACGGCTCCAACACCAAATAGGAAGAGTGGGAACTGCCAAAGGAAATCAGTTGGAACATCTGCCCATTTTTCATTAAGGTATCCAAGTGTAAATCCAAAGACAAGTAAGGAGAGTGACATAAGTCCAACAGAAAGTGATCCTTGTAAAATCTGCGAAGAGACAAGACCTGCCAGGGCAAAAATTGCTCCAAAAGTAATAAGTGCAAGACCTATTCCAAGAAGTCCAGATGCTGTACCCTCTGGCATTGCCTGAATGATTGCAGAACTTAGAACAAGTGAAGCAGAGAAGACAAGGAGCGAAAGTCCCATTACAGCAACAGCAAGTGATCCCTGCTTAATCTGTGGAGCCAGTAGTCCTACACCTGCAAAAGCCAGTCCAGAAAGTACCATCATAGAAAGTCCAATTGCTACACCTGAGGCACTTTCTACTATCATTTCTCCTACAAGTGAAAGAATAGCCATACTGCCACCAAAAATAAGCATAGAAAGACTAATTTGTTTAACTACAGAAGTACCTCTTTCTATACTGTTCTCTGGAAGCATTCCAATGAGTGACATAGCACCTGCTGAAAGTAAGAGAAGTCCAAATCCTGTAATAATAGCAGTAGGTGTAACAGGAACATACTCTGAAGCGACAGAAAGTAGCATAAATGTTCCTGTAAGATAAAGAAGTCCAATAGAAAGATCTTTCATAGACTCCTGCATTCCCTGGAACTTTGAATGGTTCTCTATCGATGTAATTGCCATAAGTGAAAGAAGTGGAAGAACCACAGTAGTTGCCATGATGAGTCCAGGTACAGAAGTTATCATAAGTGGAGCCAAGAGTGTAAGTGTAGCACCCACTTTGAAAAGAGATGAAGTTATAGAACTTACATCTGTAAGTAGTTTTTCTGTACCTGAGAGATCTTTACTTATATTAGGAAGTGATGATAAACTTTTAATTATACTCTCTGCAATAGGTAGAGCAAGTCTACTTGTCATAAGTAAAGGAGTAGCAAGTGTAAGTTTAAAACCAAATCCAAGAAGTGCAGATGATATAGAAGACATAGTTGAAGATACAGAATCTATCTTTGTAATATCTACATCTTTAATTACATCTGTAAGTTTGGAAAGTGTATCGGTTATATTTCCAATAGCAGAAGCATTGGTATCTTTAACCTTGCTCATTGCAGTAAGCATACCTGCTACACTATCATATGTGGCAGGATCAAGAGATTCTATTCCATTCTTTTTAGAATTTTTAGCTTTAGAATTTGCACCTATTGTGGAAGAGTCTACAGTTTGTGTAGGAGAACTTGATTTACTCTTTTGTTGAAGCATTATAAGTTCTATTCTTCCAATAGAGTCATTTATATCGAGGAGCAATTTTTCTGTCATTACAGGAAAAGTTTATGGTATATATCCTTTTAAAAAATGTTACCGAAAGGACAAGGCTTTCGGTAACTAGGGCTAGACTAAACGGCAAAGATTTAATCTATAATTTCTAAATAAGTGTTTAAGAAAAAAGTTAAAATCAGATAAAAATGATAAAGAAAATCACTTATTTTTTATTTATCAAGGTAACTCTGTATATTTTTGAGTTTACGGATATCTTCCTCAGTAGGACTTTGGTAAAGAAGAATGGTATCCTTTGTATCTGCTTCTATCTTCTGAGCATACAAGTCCTTAGCCTCTTTTGAAATAGAAGAAAGTGGGTCTTTCTTGTCTTCCTTAGAAGTGTTACCTTTTGTATAAACCCAAGATGGAAGTCTACCTGTATAACTTCTTGAAAGAACAGAATGAATAACTTTTGTACCTATGTTATAAGGAACTTGTGAAAGTTGTGAGGCTTCCACTGGATATCTTATAGAGAAAAATCTAAGAAGCATAAAATAATGTTTCTTTTTAATAGAATCTTCTACTTTCGAGAATTTTTCCTTATCAAATATTACATTTCTATATTCAAAGAGATCCATAAATTTAAAACTTTTTAAAATATTAAACATCTTTATAATAGACATTTCCTGTGGAATATTCTCCTACGAGAGCTGAAAGTATAGAAGTATAACTTTCATTCTTTACAGAAGATGAAAGTACCTGTTTTATAGTATTAAGGATTGTAGTCTTTATATGAAGTGGATAAACAGATGGACTTAAGTAACAGGCTTTTATATTTCTTTCAAGTCCTTGATTAATTTCCGTGAGTACCTCCATATCTGATGGGTCATCTTTTGTACTTACAGTCTCTACCATACTCTTTGCAAGTGATATTCTGTCTATGGAATTTTCTACAATCTTTGGAAGAGATAAAAAATTTCTCTTCTCTTCAAGAAGTTGTTCTACTCTCTTCTCTGTAAATCCAAATGTACTCTTTCCACTTTTAGTGGTATAGGTATAAGCACTTGGTACATTGTCTGATTTATCCCCAGATAGAATTTTAACAAAAGAAATCTTTTCTGGATCTATGACAGTGTGAGCCATCGAGAAAACAGATAAATTTCCAATTTTATCAAGTGAGAAGATGTCGACTGCTGTATCTGGTATGGGTTTTGGAATATAATGCATCTGATCGAACTGATTATACATTACCACATACTTTGAGAAGTCATCTTCTGCTCTAAGTAGTTGGAAAAGATCTTTATCTCCAGAAAGAATAAGAGAAGATATCCCCTGTTTATAAAGTAGAAAAGAAAGACAACAACACCAATCATCTCCCTCTATAGTAGAGGCTTTAAGAACTGGTATCCCAGAGTTTTTAAGAACATTTAAAATATCTGAGAAGACATACATAGCACTTTCCATATCAACTTTTGAATGTCTATCTGATCTATTTGCTTTATAATTTTCATTTCCAGATATAGAAGTTCTCCAACTTGTTCCACCATCTGCACAGAAAATCAGACCTTTAAGATCTGGATATTGTATAATGGTCGATAAGATAGATGAGAGAATATCTCTTTTAAGTTCTTGTTTGTCCATATCATTTACAGGATATGCAGAGCCAGTAGTCTTAGCAAAGAGTATCCTGTAAAAGATATAGTTAAAATCTACAAGTATGTACATATTTTTTATTTTTGTATATTAAAGAACAATCATGTCTCTGAGATGTCTGCCTGTTCCCAGGAATTTAAGTTCTACATTCTCAAAAGGTTCAACTACTGGAATGATATATTCAGAAATAAAGTCTTTAACTTTTGGAGATACACCTGGGAGATCTTTAAGTTTTTCATTATTTATACCCTCCATTGTACCATCTATCCAATTTACAAAATTAAGAGAAATGTAGATTTTGTGAGGAGTTTGATTATATCTGATACATTGAGAAAGTCCAAGTTTAGAGAAAGTAAAGACTCTTCTTGGTAGTTTTGTAAGACTGGTCATTATGGCATCAGTAGGAATTTGAATACATGCTTCCCTTTCTACCTGTTCCCAAGTAATCTCCTCTTGATCTGAATATCCACCTCCAGAATTTGATTCTATTTCTTGGTATGGGAATTTTTCACTTTTAACTTCTTCAAAGTACAAATGTTCTCCTTTATGTAAGACAATAGTAAATGTACCATCTTCATTTTCTTTTATATGATCAACAAGTCTATGTTCTTTGAAGTAGTCTACTTCTTCCTTAGATACTTGAATTTCATTTTTTGAAAGAACATATTTCTTAGAATTTATTCTTATGTTGTGTGCACGGCAATTTATAATTACATTTCCAAGTACAGTTACTGGAAGCATACAATCATTAAGTGCAGATACAACAGTTACATTTCTACTGGTTGTATAAGGATAAAACTCTGGAAGTCCAAGTGAAAGTTGGAAGCCCTGTGCTACTGTAAGAAGTCCACTTTGACCTTCCCCAAGTCTCTCAAGGATTTCTTCTGTTGTATCACATATCATGTCCGAAAGTTCTGGAACATCTCTTGCAAGTAGAATATTTCCTCTTCTCATTATCTTTCTTCCAAGTGTAGCCCCAGCCCCGGAGGCTGTTGTTCCAGATGAAATTACTGAGTGCTTACTCGTATCGATTTCTTCACCATCAAAACCTGCTAGTCCTTTTTCATAATTTTTATCAAGTGTAGTTGTTATACCTGCAAGTGGAGAAATACCTATCTTCTCTCTTGGTATCCCAGAATCCTCTATTTCTTTAAGTAAAGATTCGAGATTTATAACAGCACCCTGCGTAATATACATTTTCTCAAATTCCTGATGTCTGTGTGCATTAGAATTTAAATTTTTATAACAATAAGTGAAAGGTGTACCATCTACTTTCTCTCCATCTACAATATGTGAGGCTTGGTGCATGAAAGTATTGACAACAAAATCAATGTTTGAAGAGTTTGCAGATATAAATTCTTCAAGTTTTCCTTTTCCAGAACTACCTGCTGATTGGTCAAGAAGTACAGTAAGTTTACCTGGAATGAAAAGTTCATTTAATGTATCCATTTTATAAAATATTTAAAGATTTAAATTTTTGTAAATAATATCACAAATAAAATACAAATGTTCCCACCAAGTGGGATTTGGTGGGAACAAAACTAAAAATAAGAATAAAATGACTTTTTCTATTTCTTTCCTGCTACTGCATCTCTAATAGGTTTTGCAGGTAAGTATTTTACCACAGTTGTAGCAGGTACATCGATGATTCTTGTAGGATCATTCGGTGCTTTAATCTTTCTTGCAGATCTTTCCTTAGTAGACCAAGTTCCAAGTTCTGGAAGAGCAATTTTATCTTTGTTTGTAAGTGCCTTAGTAAGCACATTTCCAAATGATGCTATAACAGAAGCAACATCTTTCTTTGTAAAGCCAGTTTCAGTAGCAACTTGGCTGATCACTTCATCTTTTGTCATGAGTTTTAAAATTTTTAAGTTAATAAAATTTTTTATCTTTGTAAGAATGTTATAAATTTGTATGTGTATTAGTTTCCCATGTAATCAATTGTAGTCCCAAAAACATGAGATATCTTCTTTGCAATTACATTTTTATTCTCTTCTTCTTTATCTTTCTCTCTTATTTTTAAATGGAAAACAGTAACAGGAAGTTTTACATCCATAGGGTTATAAAGTTCTATGGGATATGAAATGTCTTTACCCTGAAGAAGTACCATAGGAGATGCCTCAAAGAAATAAGAAGAGATGGAGTATGTAATCTTTTCAGAAGTAGAAGAAAGAACATTTGCTCTTATATCTCCAGAGATTGATAGACATAAAAGTTCAAGTTTTGGAGTTTTTCCAAGTGATTCAAGTTCAGAAAGTCCAGGAACTTCTGTGTCCAAGATTTTTATAATCTCTCTTAAAACTTCTGTATCTCCCTCTCTCTGTAAAGCCTTTATATCTGAGTAATAACCAACAAGATATTCTCTTGTTTCTTCTTCTGGAAGTAAGTAATCCTGAATACCATTAATTTTTGAAATCTTATCTTTTACAGAAGAAGATGTATAGAGAAGTTGGAGTCCTGAAAGGTTAAATTCAAATATTCTGTTTTTATAAGAATGTTTAATTTTGCTTTCTATCTTCACAAGTCCCTTACCTACTTTCTTTCCTATAACATCAAACATACCAATTTCCTCTTCTATGGTAGAATCTTCATTGTTTTTATGAGCAAGTGTAAGTTGCAGGGTTACTTTTGGAAAATCTGAAAGTATATTTGTTACAGATACAAGTTTAAGAGAGTAAGATATCTCATTTGACTTTGGAGAACAAGGATACTTAATCTCTGGAGTTTTATATCTCCAGTACACAGACATTCCAGTAGGTACTTGAATAACTTGAATATTTCCTGTATCACAAAGTGAAAGTGTTTTATATTCCCCGGGACCCAGAGACAGTGTAGATGTTCCACCTGATATATCTGTACCCTCTGGAAGAGATAAAAGACTCTGGCAGAGTGGAATATTTATAACAGGTGTTCCAAAAAGACATGTTCCATTCTGAAATCCTACCTGCAAAGATTTTTTATCTTCATCACATCCAGAACAACATTTGTCTAGATTTGTATTTGTACTTATTATCATATAAAAGGATTTTAATTTTTTATTTAATAATCGAATCTTTTATAAAAATGATATCATTTTATAGTTAAATAAGTTTTTAAATTTTATAAAAATGAGAATCATTTACAAAACACTTTATGGTATTATACCTACATTTGTAGAGGTATACAATCTATTTCAAATCAAAAAATCATTCAAAACAATAGTAGAAAATGATGTAATTCAAAAGAGATATAGAATACCAGAAGTAGAAGATAAGAATATTAAAGTAAATTTCTGGGGTACTCTTTATCTCTGTATTCTTTTACCTATTGGAGTAAGAAGTGTACCAGAAGATAGTCTTTCAAGAGAACTTGAAGATCTGAATTATGTTCTTTATGGTAGTGGAATGCATGGACTTATAGAAATGTCATATGATGTCTACTTCAATTCTTCGTATGATGTCTACTATGTAAAATACAGCCCAATCTTTAAATGGTCAAGTGCACTTAAAACATTTGGAACACTTGGATCTTTAATCTTGGCATGGATATATAAAACCGATATTACAGAAGTACTTAGTATCTTATGGAAATAATAAAAAATAAAAATCTTGTTACAAATTTACATACAGTAACTGGAAAATTTTCTACCTGTGATATTTCGCAGGTAGAAATTGTAAAAGAGAGTATAACTGGAGTAACTCCCAGAGTTGGATATATGAAATATTACTCTTGGAGCAAAGATGATAAAAATTACTCTACAAGAATAAAAATGTCTGGGAGTAAATTCCTTGAAATTCCTACAGGTACAAAAGTTTGGGTTGTTCTTGAGTATGAAATGCAGAATCCTTACTATGTAGATGAACAAATTTTTATTCATCAGGTAGTAATTGAAGATGAAGGAGAAAAGAAAATAAATCCAGTTGGTTTTGTAAAATCTGAAAATCTTAATGAAAAAGTTACAGAGGCTGTAAAAGAAACTCAGAGTAAACTAAATTCTTGGATACAAAATACACTCAGTACTCCTGTGACATACTTTAAAATATCTGGAATTGACACTTCAAGAGATGTAATTCTAAACGAATTTGGAATTTATGAGGGTAGTGATGGAGTTTGTCTTGGTGTTCATATTAAAGATAATATAATCCCTACAGAGAAGCCAGAATATAAAGAATGGGGACTGGATTGGGAAAGTTTTGAAATAGAAATAAGTGTAAAAACATTCTCAGATGTCTATGGTAAAGGTGTAACACCTACTGTTGGAGATTTTCTCTATATAAAAAGCATAAACAGAATGTACTCTGTACTTTCATTCTTTACAGAAAGAGATGTATCTGGAGAACCTACTTCTTATACACTTAAACTTTCTACTTATGAGGGTAAAAAATCTATTATAAATGAACCAAGTGTAACAGAGACTCTTGAAAATGTTCTCATAAGTACAGAGGAGATCTTCTCTAAAGAGATAGAAGATGAATTCTTGGACTCAAGAGGTACAACAGATGATCATGCCTTTACTCTAACTACCGATTCTCAGAGAAGTATACTTTCTGATAAGGTAATTATAAAAGATAAAACACTAATGAACTCTGGGACTAAAATGTTTAATCATTTATATGAAATGAAAGAAATGTCACTTGGAGAAGTTCTTGTAATGTATAAAAATGAGATAAATTTATCAAAAGATGATGGTATATCACTTGGTGCTACTTTAAGATTTGAAGAAGATATTTTGGAAGTGAAAGCAGAAAATGGAATTATAGAATCTAGTCAACACAGACTTCTTGGAGTAGGTACAAAACTTTCAGATGGTAGTTTTATTATAAAAGAAGAAGATGGAAAATACTTTACAAATGGTAATTTTATAGGAGTACTAAGTACTTTACCTACTTTAAACTTAGGTACTATCGGAGAAATCTTAAATATTCAAATAAGTGGTAAAGTTTTTGAAATTCTTGACAGTAACTTTAATGTTCTTTACTCTGTGGACATCGGTCTTCTATCTAAAACTTGGTATACTGTGGTAGTTAATTTCAGCAATCAACATAGATTCTTGGGTCTTTATATTTGGGAAAGAAATAAGAAACTTCCTACTTTTGAAAAAGAAATACCACTAAGAGATGAAATTATACTTAAAGATGAAATGGTGTATATTACAGCAGGAGTAGGACAGCTTACAAATATAAGAGTTCTTAACAGAAGCATACCTGTAAAACATCAAAGAAGTTATTTCATATCAGATAAAGTACCACAGGTAAGCACTGTAATAATAGAAGATAATGCTAGACCTCTTTATAATAGCAGAAAATATGATGAGGGAGTACTGAGAAGAGATATCCCAGATGGTACACCTCTATAAAGAAATACTTTAATTTT